ATGGACGATTGCCAAGTCGATCTTTCGCCGAACGACTATCAGGGATGATGGCGGCCAGCGACGCACGAGAGTGCCCAGAAAAGTAGCCGCCTTGAGCGGTTTTTTTGTGCCTGAAATTTGAAGACCCGCCTGCGAGCGGGTTTTTTATGCCTGGAGAAAAGTGATGAGCGTATCCGATAAAGACCGCGACATTCTCGCCCGCACGCTATGGGGCGAGGCCCGCGGTGAATCCCTGGCCGGCCAGATCGCCGTGGCCTGGACCATCCGCAACCGCGTGAACGATGGCAAGGACAAATCGTGGTGGGGGGAGGGCTATGCCGGCGTGTGCCAGAAGCCCTACCAGTTCAGTTGCTGGAACAGGAGCGACCCGAACTTTGCCTCCCTGAGTGGCGCCAAGTCGATTCCGTTCCGTGAGCTCGCACAGGCGCGGATTGCCGCTGACCAGGTGATCGATGGAAAGGTGCCGGATCCCACCGGAGGTGCCACGCACTACTACGCGACTACCATGCCCAAGCCGCCGGCCTGGGTAAAAGGCGCCAAGGAGACGTTGAGGCTCGGCCATCACATTTTCTTTAAGGATGTGCCATGAGTCCTGGTGCATTGAAAGGCGCCCTGGCTGGCGTTCTGCTGCTGGTGCTGGCCGTCGCGGGTGGTATCTGGAAGGTGCAGGACTGGCGCTACGGAAAGCAGCTGGCCGAGCAGGCGGGGCTGCACCAGTCAGACCTCGACGCCATCAACAATGCTGCCGCCACCGCGCAACGGACCGAGCAGGACAAACGTCTCGCCCTCGAGCAGCGTCTGTCGGCCAGCGAGCAAACCCATTACAAGGAACTGAGCGATGCTCAAACGAAACAGGCTCGCCTGCGTGATCGCCTTGCCACTGCTGATTTGCGGCTGTCAGTCCTCCTCGACAGCACGGATTCAGCCAGTGGCTGTTCAGTGCCTGCCACCTCCGGCGCCGGCGGCGTGGTTCATGGAGGAACGCGCGCCCGACTTGACCCAGCGCATGCTCAACGAATTATCGGCATCACCAATGCCGGTGACCAAGGACTGATCGCACTCGCGGCCTGTCAGTCCTATGTGCGGGCGCTGATGCCGGATTTATCTATCGCCCGGTAACCCAAGCGGCTGAGCTTTCAGGTGAAGGTGCGCAACTCGCGGTGAGCTCGCTGATGTGCTTGTCCTTGGCCATCAACTGCCAGTTGCTCCGAGTCTCGATCTCAGTCGCGAGCCTGTTCGCATCCGCCGCTTCAGATTTTGCAGTGGTCAATTGAGAGCGGAGCGCATCGCGCTCATTGGCAGCTTTGCTGTGCATCTCAACCAGATTGAAGATCTTTTCCCGAGCCTGGCGCAATTGCAGGGTCAGTTCCTCGACTTCGTTTTCATAGATTCGGAGCTGATGCCGGCAGGTTTCAAGCGGTGTCGGGCAGCCGAGCCAATCGCTGGTGTCTTCGATTTCGTACTGTTCCACGGTCACACCTTACGATTACTGGTGTTATATACAGTAGTTGAGGTGTCGCGATCAGGCGAGAGGAAGGCGACGAACTGCTGAGTCGGCATTTCGGCTTCGTAATTTCATCCACGTAAAAAGAGCGACCGGATTGGATGCGTCAACATCCAGCCCGGCCGCCGTCCCCGCAGATGGTCCCTGCAAGCCCGGCCTAGGCTCTTGCTTCGTGCACAAAGCGCGGCGAGCCTAGCACCTGTTTATATATACAGTAAAGGTCTTGCTCCCTATGTCTACTCCCATCATTCCTTGGATGGGCGGCAAACGCCGCCTGGCCGACCGCCTCATTCCACTTTTCCCTCCTCACGAATGCTATGTCGAAGTCTTTGCCGGCGGTGCCGCGCTGTATTTCATGCGACCCCAGGCCGCGCCCGTTGAGGTCCTTAACGACATCAATGGCGACCTGGTGACGCTCTACCGCGTCGTGCAAAACCATCTTGAAGAGTTCGTGCGCCAATTCAAATGGGCGCTCAGCTCGCGCCAGGTGTTCGAGTGGCAGAAGATGACCCGCCCGGAAACCCTCACTGACATCCAGCGCGCGGCACGATTCTTCTATCTGCAGCACCATGCCTTTGCGGGTAAGGTGACCGGGCAGACCTTCGGTACCGCCACCACCGGCCCGGCCATCAACTTGCTGCGGATCGAGGAAAACCTCTCGGCTGCCTGGCAACGGCTGTCTGGCACCTACGTCGAAAACTTACCCTGGCTCGAATGCGCGGAACGCTACGACCGTGCCCACACGTTCCACTACATGGATCCCCCTTACTGGCAGACCGCCGGCTATGGCGTGGACTTCTCGTTCGAGAACTACGAGCGGATGGCCGACTTCATGCGCCGCTGCAAGGGCAGGGTGATGGTCAGTATCAACGACCACCCGGACATTCGCCGTGTCTTCGATGGTTTTCATTTCGAGACACTGGACATCCGCTACTGCAACACAAATCAGCGACAGGGAAAGGCCGAAGTCAGCGGTGAGCTGGTGATCATGAATTGGGTGCCTTCCGCATTGGGAGGGCTGTTTTAACTTTTCATCAATCTCGGCAAAGCTCATGGGCGACTGGATGAGATCAATCAGCCTTATAGTCTATAGTGAATAACTTCACTTTTAAAAAAGGACGGGTGGGCTGAATGCTGAAATTTTTAGGGAAAAATGAATATCAAGGTTTTTTCCTCAAGGAAGAATTCGGGTTAGCCGGTAATATTTCAGTTTTAACAGGAACAAATGGATGTGGGAAAACGAGATTTCTCAATAGTGTTGCGGCTGGTAATATTCAAGTAAGTCATGGTGATGAAGTTGTGGCGCCTCATTGGATAAAGCTTATTGGGCATTTGCAGCTAACTGCATCGGAAGACGCGGCTTTTCAGGTTGATGCATTTGCGCGGCAAGCGAACGCAACAGGTGCTCACTTCATTGCGGACAAGGAAAAATATGTAGAGCCTTGGGATGAGATGCTCAGGCAAGTTGCTGGTGTGAACTTGAATGAATATCAGGCGCTACCTCGACAAGATATTTATAAATTGGCAAGAAGGATTTCTGAAAAGCACGGAATAGATGTCGCTGACTTAACTGCGGAACAGATTGAATTGGATTTCGATGCCTCATCTGACCTTCTATTTGCTTTTCCAGGCGTATCAAGGCTGGTGAATACATATCTTTGGCGTTTGAGGAAGAATCGAGAGAATATGTTTCGTGTGGAGGTGGAGGGTGAAGTATTAGGTTTGGTACCAGTCCCCATAGAAAAAGAAAAAGAGTATTTTGGGCCTCCCCCTTGGATCTTACTTAATGAAATTATAGATAGGGTGTTCAAAGGGAAATTTCAGTTCAGTGTTCCACAGGGCGTGCAGCCGAATTATCAATCTCAACTGTTAGAGGTAAAGACTCAGGTTCCGGTTCCGATTTCTGAACTATCATCGGGTGAAAAAACTTTATTCTATCTCGCGTTGACGATTTTCAATGTCCAGTATCGTGATGATAAAGCTATATCTGCTCCCGGGTTGCTGTTGATTGACGAACCGGATGCTTTTCTTCATCCATCTATGGTGGTTGAGCTTTTTAACTTTTTAGAATTGATAGCTGAGCGATTTGATACAAAGATAATAATAACTACTCACTCACCTACAACTGTGGCGCTAGCGCCATCGGAAGAAATTATAGTTGTGCGCGACGGCGTCCTAGTCAGTATCGACAAAGATGAAGCTATTGCGGAGTTGTTAGATGGGGTCACGCAGATTTCAATTAGTCCGCATAATCGGCGGCAAGTGTACGTAGAGAGCTTTTATGATGCGGTCTGTTTTACGAATATTTATCAAGGGTTAAGCAAGTGTCTCACTGATTCTAAGGTTAGTCTGTCGTTCTGCGCGGCGGCAGAAAAGATACCTGAAAATCGAGTGGAAGAAGTTTTTGGGGCTGTTTTCAAAAAGGCTAAATTAGATCCAGATTTAGTTGAGCAGTTTATAAAGGCGGTGAATGGAATTGGAAGCTGTAGTTTGGTGGAGGGTCAGGTTGAAGAGCTAGAGAAGCAAGGGGCAACAACAGTAAGGGGGCTGATTGATAGAGATAAGCTGGAGAAAAATAGAAAGACAAAAGGCTATATGGTTGTGCTTGGTGATGGCCACTATTATGCAATTGAGAATTTGATATTTAATCCGGTGGTTGTTTTGCATCGATTGCACTTCTTGGATCGTGCGAAATATGCGATTAAAACATTTTGTGGGGCTGAGGTGGATGTTGATGATTGGTTGAAGGATGATCAGTTACTGCAAAAAAGTGCCGATTGGTTTGTTACGATAGTGCTAGGAATTGAGGGCGGGGCGGATGGTTGGATTGAGTTTGTTAGTGGGCAGAGGATTGCTGTTGCTGAAGAGTATTTGAATTATCGAGGGCATGACTTGGCAAATTTGATAATTCAACGATTTGCAGAGTTGAATAGGCTTGGGAATAGCGATTCTAAAGTGATGGTGGAACTATCAAATTTTATGGTGGTTACGGGTGGTAAGTTTATTCCAAGAGCGTTTGTTGATTCGTTCTCTAAGTTACGGCAGTGAGTTTACCGTTAGCCGCTCATCGAATCAGGGTGATTTTCCACTAGGCAGAATACGGCGCCGGCGATAGCTAGGTATTGATATGCGAGCCAGTGACAGGTGACGAATTTTCTATGGGGCAAAAATGGGGCAAACCGTACGCCAATCAATGCCATTTAATGCCAAATGAGCGGAAAGCCCGACTTGGCAAATCTGCCCTGCAGCCCTTTGTTTACTGGGGTGTAGGGCTTTTTTGCGTTAGTACTCCAACACAATGGGTGTGTGGTCAAACAGTAACCTCCGGCAGCCCAGGCTGCTGCATCGATGAAATTGTTAGGACGCCTTGAAACGCCAATTCAGCAATACCGCATGACAGCTTCACGAGCTCCAACAATTCCGACGCCGAGTAACACGGCTCAATATTATCGGTAACGAGCCATCGTTGGACCTGGTGCTCCCCAGTGTGCGTATACGCAGACAGCGAATGCCAGTGCTTATAAATCGCCTGGTGTGCGTTTAGGCCAGCGGCGTTGCCGACTGCGGTTATCATACTGGCCATATCCAGCTTCGTTCCGGAATGGCAGTAGTTCTGCACCTGCTCGTCGCGGGCAACATGTAAAAGCCAGAGACCTCGTATCGTTGACTCTGTCAACGGCCTGAGAAGCGCAAAGGCCGTAGCTTGAAGCGGAGGATTTCGAGCAAGCAAGACGAGGACGGAATTGTGATGTTGCTGGGACACAGCAAAGCATGCAGCGGAGAGTCTTGATCTCAAATCTCCCTTAACCCGACGTCCGTGGAGATTTTTTGCGATCTCAGTAGCTCTTTGGACCGCTTGCTCGAGCTCCATTGGGTACTCCACGAAAATAGTTAGGGCATATTTAGGGCATTTATGGGCCGCTATAGGCCGTAGCATGCCACACGAGAAGGAATAAACGCCTGTGTTTGGCGGTCTGTGGCGGCCTGATACGCTGCCTGAAGGGGTTCGAATCCCTATCTACGCCCGACCCCCAAGTCATGTCAAAGGCCGGTCCACAGCGTGCCCCTGGCACGCGCCCATTTCGGTTTTATCAGCCCTAGCCTTCCGAAATATGTCCAGGCTCGGGGGCTAGGTCGTCCCCCTCATCCGGCCCCGAATACCATGAACTGGTGTCAACTTGAACTGAATCTTCCTCGAACTCAAGAGCGTCCGGGGAGGGGTCATCAACCGGACAAGTCAGTTCACAGATAAAGTCGAAATCCTGGTCTATCTCTGCGCCGTCACCGTTGCGAAGATCCGAATTTGACCCCCATTGCAATGTGACAGAGATGTGGCCACGAGCGAAAAGATGAATGGTGTCGTGGGTGATCGTCCTAATTCCTGTGTGGTATACATGAACCTGTTCAAGCGAGAAGTGGGTTGCTAAGCAATCCACCGCGGGTAGGGAATCGCATACAACTTGTTCGATGGTTCCGTCATGGATCGCGGCATAGAGACGGCCGGTAATTAGTCCCCTGCACTCCACTATCGCTACGGCTAACCCCTCCAGAGCATCGAGAGTCTCCGTCACCAAGCTATCGACTTTTTCTGCAGTCAGATCAAAGGTATGTGGTTCGATGTGTGTGTACTTACTCAGCTTGTCGATCGCGGACTGCAGGGCTCGGTGCTCAGTCTTTGGATTAAGTCCTAGGTGCTGTTGAACAAAGTGGTTCGATAGGCCTCCTTGGGTGGCGTAGACAGCCCGTTGGACGCGAGTGATTCCATTGTCTTTGTCTGGTATCTCGTTTTTGTACCAAACGCATTTCAGCACTTCGTCGTCCGGTGCGAGACGCTTCAAGACATGCCGCGCCAATTCCCTCATTGCATAGGCGAAATTGTTGAAGCGCAGTTTGTTCTGCTTATCCTCCAAATTTCGCATTGCTGCGTTGTAGAGGTCCCGCTCGAACTCGCTGTTTCCCGTTAGAAACTCGACAACGTCGTCGTTCATTCTGCCTCCCGGCTGTTGAGTTCGATCGCCAGCAAGCTTCCGAGTTTTTGCCACCGCATGTCTAGTCGGGTGTAGAAAAAACCGGAAAGCTTCAATTAGCCGCAACTTAACCCAATTTTGGGGGTTGCGAGAGCTATTTGAATTCACCGCCTATAGCAGTCACTCTGGTGCCATCATCACCGCGAGCGTCATCTCGATGAATTCCTCATTCTTGTCGATGGCCTCAAGGGCGCCGCGCACGTTATCGGCGACCTCAGCGGAGCCGCGCTGCTCGACCCAGTTTGTCAGTTCCATGATGGCGGCTTCGAGGGCAAGTTGATTTTCGTTGAGTTTGAGCAGCAGGGAAGGGAGCAGATCTGAGTTTGGCATAGTGTTTCCTCCATGAAGAGGAAAGGGTAGCAGGCCGTTGACTCACCGAAAGTGGCCTATCGATCGGAGTTATATTGGCAATCGTTGGGCTTGCCTGAGGTGACCATAAAAACTACATGGAATGTGGTGGGGCAGGACTAGCCTGTCGGACGGAGGAACCTCTCCGTACATGCTTTGGAAAGGTTCTAATAGGGATGATTCTGATACCAATTGTGATACCAACTGGCGCTTTTTATGGTGATTTGCTGCGACTCCATGCGGCGTAAGCCTCTGATTTTCCAGCGCTTGACGTGGCACCACGACGCGCGGAAGATCGCATCGTGATGTTAGCTGTAGAAATCAAAGGTTTTTCCTGCGAAGCATTCAGAGTAGCTAGGGTTGCGGCAGTACCGGTTCAGTACCCGTTTCCACTGTCCGGACCGCTGGAGATTCATCCCGGTCGGCAGTGGAAGTTCCATCTGGCATTAAGTGGACAGCAGCATGTGGCGCGCCTGGCCCGAGTCAACGTGCGCTGAAAGGGGAATTGCCCGCTTTCGACCTGGGGGCGCGTAAAGTTTGGCGGCGATTGTACTGGTCTGGCTCTTTAAACGATAGGGCGTTGAGGCCGCAGTGACGTTTCGGCGGATTTTGTGGACAGATTTTCACAGTTACAGGTTAAC